CGCAAACCTTGTATGTTTGTATTAGATTCTCTAGGTATGCTTTCCACAGAGAAAGAAATTACGGATGCCCTAAATGATAAACAAGTCAGAGATATGACCAAATCTCAACTTGTTAAAGGTGCATTCAGAATGCTTACATTAAAACTTGGTCAAGCAAACATTCCACTTATTGTTACTAATCACACCTATGACGTTATCGGATCTTACGTCCCAACTAAAGAAATGGGAGGAGGCAGCGGTCTCAAGTATGCTGCATCTACAATCATCTATCTTACCAAGAAGAAAGAAAAAGACGGAAAAGATGTCATTGGAAATATTATCAAGGCAAAGACTCATAAATCACGTTTAAGTAAAGAAAATAAAGAAGTTGAAATTCGATTATATTATGATGAAAGAGGATTAGACAAATACTATGGTCTCTTAGACTTAGGGGAGAAAGGTGGTCTCTGGAAAAATGTTGCAGGTAGATATGAGATGGATGGTAAGAAAGTATATGCTAAAGAAATATATAAAAATCCAGACAAATATTTTACAGAAGAAGTGTTACAAAAGTTAGACGATATTGCAAGAGAAGAATATTCATATGGAAGTAATTGATATTAGAGATAATTTTCTACCAGAGGATGTCTTTAATCCTTTATTTGATTTATTATCTTCATGGAATTTTCCTTGGTATTTTAATGATTTTGTTGTGGATGAAAACTCTTCACTTGATAATTATCAATTTACTCATACATTTATTAATTCATCAAGAGATATAGTTAATACACCTCTCTATAGTTTTATTTCACCAATTATTGAAAAGTTAAATGTAAAAAACTTAGAAAGGGTTAAAGCAAATTTAAATACACGAACTTCTAATCATATAGAGGGAGGTTATCATGTTGATACAGATAATAATAATACAACATCAATTCTTTATATGAATACAAACAATGGGTGGACAGAATTTAAAGGAGGTGGTAAGATAGATTGTGTACAAAACAGGATTGTTACGTTTAATTCAAATATGATGCATACTGGATATACCTGCACAGACCAAAAAAGAAAAATGGTTATCAATTTTAATTATGGAACGAATTGAGACTACCATTCTTCGTAATCTAATTTTTGATGAAGAATACTCAAGAAAAGTTATTCCATTCATTCAACCAGATTACTTTGAGAATAAAACTGAAAAAATAATATTTGAAGAGACAACACAATTTATTGTGAAATATGATGCTGCAATTACAATTGAAGCATTGAATATTGAGATTGAAAATCGCACTGACTTAACAGAAACAGAAATAAAAGAGGCAAGAGAAACTACAAAAACTTTTGATGATGCACCAGTTGATAATCAATGGTTACTTGATTCAACTGAGAAATGGTGTCGTGATCGTGCTATATATTTGGCACTCATGGAATCAATCGCACTTGCAGATGGACAAGATGACAAGAAAGGAAGGGATGCTATTCCTAGTATTCTGTCTGATGCTTTGGCTGTTTCTTTCGATAATCATGTAGGTCATGATTACTTAGAGGACTATGAGGAAAGATTTGAATCCTACCACAGGAAAGAAAGTAGAATTAAATTCGACCTTGAACTCTTTAATAAAATTACAAAGGGAGGTCTTCCAAACAAAACACTCAATATTGCACTTGCGGGAACTGGTGTAGGTAAATCTTTGTTTATGTGTCATCATGCTAGTTCTGTCCTTTTAGATGGTAAGAATGTTTTATACATTACTCTTGAAATGGCAGAAGAAAAGATTGCAGAAAGAATTGATGCAAACTTATTGAATGTAAATATACAAAATATAACTGAACTTCCCAAACCTATGTTTGAAAGTAAGGTAAATAATATTACAAAGAAAACACAAGGAACTCTTATAATTAAAGAGTATCCCACTGCAGCTGCACATTCAGGTCATTTTAAATCATTACTTAATGAACTTGCATTGAAAAAATCATTTGTACCTGATATAATATTCATAGATTACTTAAATATATGTGCATCGTCACGTTATCGCACAAACAACAATGTCAACTCGTATTCCTATATTAAAGCGATTGCTGAAGAACTCCGTGGTCTTGCAGTTGAGGCTAATGTACCTATCGTCTCCGCCACTCAGACGACTCGTTCTGGTTTTAGTAGTAGTGATATTGACCTTACTGATACGTCAGAATCCTTTGGTCTCCCTGCCACTGCTGATCTTATGTTCGCTCTCATTAGTACGGAGGAACTTGAGACGTTAAATCAAATAATGGTTAAACAACTTAAAAATCGTTACAACGACCCGACCATATATAAGAGGTTTGTTGTTGGAGTTGATCGTGCAAAGATGAGATTATATGATTGTGAGCAACAGGCACAAGAAGATATACTTGACAATAAAAAAGACGAAGAGTATAATGAAGAAGAGAAAAAACTACCTAAAAAATCATTCGCAGAATTTAAATTTTAATGACTAAAAAAGTTGACTTTGATAAGTATGCTATATTCGTGGATGGTGTCACATCCAATCCCAGTAAAGATTATCAATCTTTTATTGAAAGTCTTAGTGCTCTTAACGGAAAAGGTGCCAATATTAATCGTCTTACCACTGCTGCTGTTGGCATTAGTGCTGAAGGTGGTGAATTTATGGAAATCGTTAAGAAAATGGTTTTCCAAGGTAAGCCTTGGAACGACGACAATCGAGAACATCTTATTATTGAGTTGGGTGACGTTATGTGGTATGTGATGCAAGCTTGTGCTGCACTTGATGTTTCACTTGAAGATGTGGTTGCAGGAAATGTAGAAAAATTAAAGAAAAGATATCCTGGTGGAGAGTTTAATGTGTATGAATCAGAGAACCGTGCATCAGACGATAGATAATAAAGAGAATCTTAAGTTTATAATATACTATAACTCGATGGATTATGAATTAGAATTAAAAATAGATGCTTTAGAAAAAGAAAATAAGCAACTTAAGGCACAAGTTGAATTTTTAAAGGAGCAATTAACATACAAAACTTTTGGTAAACCGTTAAATTTGGAGGAAGAAGAATGAGTGGCGACATAGGATTAGAACAACCGATTATCTTTTATCATAAAAAGATGACCGAAGCAAAAAAAATTGTATTAGAGCAGAAAGGAATTAAGTTGGCATATCTAGAAATAAATAGTCAAAAAGTTAATGGCAAGGTTAGATAGTAAATCTGATACTCAATTAATATACTTGGCAGGTTCTTTAATAGAAACGTTAAATGATAGTATGCGAGGTGGTAATCGTATATCAAGAGAGAATGATGCAAATAAGGGATTAAGATTAGATGCAAATACATATACAAATAGACAGAGTGTTGTTATAAAAGGTGGCCAAGAAGGTAGAATAAATCAATTTATAACTTTAGTTGGACAGAGAAATAAAACTTTAGCAGTAAATTTAGATTTAGAAACTTCTGATCCTAATAATAAAAGAATTAAGTTTGGATCTTTATCTGCACCATCTGTTCCCAGATATAACCTTGGAGATATTGCTGAAGCAGTGTTTGCAGCGGCTTTAGCAGCGAGATTTACAAAGCGTTCACAATTTGCTACTTCAAGTGAGGATGTAAAAAATATTCTTAGAAGTTTAAGTGTTGGTGGACAAAGTGCAACTTTTTTAGGAAGTGCACCAAACTTAAATTTTCCTGCCTCTGATACGATAAGATTGAGATTGAGACTTACTCAACTTGCTATGAACTTTATTACAAACCCTAATAATTTAGAATCATTATCTCAATATATTAATGCTTCTATTCAATATGCTGATAGACAAAGTGTAAAGGATTGGGTAAAGACAATTTATACTAATAGAAGAGTTGATACTGTTGAAATTACTGCTGATGGAATATCGGCAGCAAAGTCGAGTAAAATTGATGTTAAAGTAAAAATAACAAATAATACAGGTGTTTTAAGTGGAGTTAATATTAATGCATCAGTAAAGACAGATGAGATACCTCAGTTTGGGCAAGTAAGTGGTAGAAGTTTTGATGCTGTTTCTAGGTTTTTTTCAACCGCTATTAGAGAAAGTTTATCTGAAAATGCATCTGAATTTGAACGTAAGTCTAGTGATGGTAGAGAACAAATGAGATATATCTATCAACAAGCATTTATTAAACTTCAACAGAAATTGACTAGTAATCCGAGAAGTATGAATTTTATAATTGGTACAGGAATAAAACAATTCGCAACACAAGATAATGCGGGGGTAGTAGATGATAATGGTAATACTGTCGAATTGATTGACTTGACAAGAGGTGAGGCAACAATTTTTGATTTTAAAAATGTAGCATCAAAATTAAGCGATGTTAGATTAGATGCAGAATATGGTGTTGGAGGTAGAAGTAATTTACCAACAATATCAATATTAGATGCTGATTCTAAAAAAATCTTAATTCAATTAAGATCAAAAATAGAAAATAAAATAGGAAGAGATGGACCATACTTATATTATCGTAACTACATAGAGAAAGGACCGTTTTTAAAAGAACTTATTGGTAGGTCTGCAACTGAAAATCCTGTAACAAGTTCATGAACGATCTAATCGAGTCTTTAATAACTCAATTCAAAAAACAAAGAATTATCAGAGGAAATATATGGGACAACTTTATGTTTTTCTGTTATAATGTATTGGGTGCTAACAAAGATGATAAATATAAACATACCAGAGCGTCAATTCTCAACTACATGACGCAGAATAAGAGCGAGATCTTATTGAAACTGACTAGAAACTGATGAAGACATTTTTACAATTTATTACTGAGAACACTGCATCCCAACAAGCAGCAAGATTGGGATTGGAAGGTGATGGTCATGGTGGATGGTATGATCGTACAACAGGAGAATTTGTAGCAAAGACAGAAAAAGGTAGATTAAAGTTTTATAATAAAAGACAAAAGGTTGGTGGTAAAGATCCAGCACAGACAGAAAAAGAAAAGAATATATCTGATCCTAATTTTGTAGATCCAAAATTACAACAACAAGATCCACAACAAGCACAACAACCTGCTACAGATCAACAGCAACAGCAGCAACAACAAGTTCAAAGTCCAGACTTAGTTGCAGGTCCGCCACCAGTTCCAAAAACAAAAGGAACATTAACACTAGCATTTGGTAGATTTAATCCACCACACGCAGGTCATCAACAACTTATGGATATTGCTGCACAATCAGCAGAGGCAGAAGAAAGTGATTATATTATTGTTCCTTCAAGAAGTCAAGATAAGAAAAAAAATCCTTTAGATGCAGATACAAAAGTATC